GAGTTAGCATCTAATTGATTTTGAATCTTTAGTGCTTCATTTATTAATAATTGTTTGTTTTTTAAATCAGGTTCCTTAATAATAGCAGATTTTAATTCATCTCTTGCTGCTTCTAATTCAGATATGTTTTCAGGAGTTAAATCAGGATTGTATACCAAATCTAAATTATCTTTAGTTTCATTGGCAACTCTTTTAAATGATTCTATCTCATCAGTTTTTAAAACATTATCAGCATAATGATTAAGTTCATTATGGTTTTTAGCTAAACTACCTGCGTGAAGTAAACTAAATCCAACACCTGTACCAAGTTCAGTAAGTAACTCTTCTTCTGTAGCAAGTTCTCCTGTTTCAATAGGAGTTCTTATTGCTTTAGCAGTAGCAAATACACCAGCATTTGCAAGTGGATTAGCTATTCCTGTTGACCAAGCGCTATTCAATCCTGTCTTAGATATTCCTTTAGCTATAGCAGGCATAGTCTTTCCTGCCGCAACACCAAGAGCGTGCATATACATACCCTCAGCAGTTCCTTCTAATCCTCCTTCAAAACCTGCTTCAACTATATCCTCACCTTCCTTTGCATTAGCAATTCCTGACACAACTCCTTTACCTCCCATTATTTTAGTGAATGGAGCTCTTATTGATTCTTCAATAAATTTAGCTGCTTTAGGAACGTATTTTTGTAATAAAGGTTTTGCGTCCTTAGTAACCTCAGTAGCAAATTTAGCAAGCCTTCCTTCTGAAGCTGCAGGATTACCCATAGCTCTTGCTAATAATAAATCAGGAGCCATACCTACCATACCTTTACCTACGTTTACAGCTACATTGTCTTTAGGTAAAGCATATTCTTGAATCTTATCAATGTCTTTTAAGTTTCTTTTCAAAGTAGCATCTCCAAGATTTAAAGCTGCTATAATAACATTTTTTTTATCTTGAGGTAATGTAGAATTAATTATTTTTAAACCAAGGGCAGCTGCACTTTTTATGTATGGAGCAGGATTTAATACTCCATCATTTTGTGGTTTACTATATTTAGGGTCTATAGAAACTATTTTTTTCTTAACAGCATCGGAAATAGGGGTATCAGTATCAGGTATATCATCATCAAAGAATCCTTCTTCCTGTAAACTTTTTCTCGCACTAACTAAAGCGTCATCTGCAAATTGGTAAACTGTTTTAGTCGCTTCACTTAAAAATGCAGGTATTGCTAATGGTGAATATCCACCACCTACAGGTACACTTACATTAGTAGGTTTCTGCGTAGCCAATGAACCATCTGCCGAAGGTGATACCGTAGTACTTGTTTTCTGTGGCTGAGGTATGTTTGATTCCGAAGAACCTTTTTTTTTTAATTCATCAAAAGGCAAATCAGGATTAAACTTAGGCTTAGCTTCGTTAACTGCTTTAAAAGGCTGATTTGGATTGAATTTCGGTTTTGGCTGTAGCATATTTATTCGTATTGATTTGTGTTTGGATTCCAATTATAAGTAACTCCATTTTGAATAACAGGAGGCCTACTTACAGGGGCAGAAACAGGACTTCCTCCAGTCTCTTTATCTCTTTCTATTAAATAGTTTCTTAATTCAGCAACATTTCTAAAATTATATCCTGGTCGATTAGGATTAGGCATTTTAGGAGCAAATAAAGTTAAAAGACGTGAATTTTTCTTATCGCTACTCACAAATTCTTTTTGCTCAACAACAGTTTTACCTGATGAATCAACTATACCACCATCATCTATTGTTGTTTTATTACCTCCTTCTTCTTTGCCCGATGCTTGATACCCTCTAAGTTCAACTGTGCCTGTTACACGATTCCAACCTACAGACTTTGCTATATTTTCAATTCCTTTAGCTTCAGCAATCTTTAAGTTTTCAAGCCCTACTACTACACCATTAACTTTACCATCTTCACTCGATATACGTTGAATTTCACCAAGCACTACAGGAGGAGGAGCTTCTCCGCTTCCAGTTCTATATTTATAACCCGCTCTTTGTCTTGCTTCTTCAGATTCTGATAACTGGCCTGTGGTTGAGATTTTTCTCTCATTATCCATTTTGCTTAGAATTTTAGTTTTAATAAAATTCTTTGCTTCGTCGTATTGTTGTTTATAATATTTACCTGATTCATCAAGAGTTGTCATCTGAGTAACAGGGTCAATTGTTGCAAGTATTTTCTTAGGGTTTCTATCTGCTTCTGCTCTATCAAATGTAAATGATTTTGAATCATATTTACGCAAATCATCTGTTAGTATTGATGCTACATTTAATGGGTTTAAATAACTCTCAGCTTCAAAATTAAGAGCATCATTAAAATTATTTACTATAGCTCTTGTTGCAGGGTCTTTTATATTTGTTTTTAAGAAATTTATTCCTGTTAACTCAGTTATAGTACCAGCTCTTGATGTTGATGCAGCTGAATATACAGCGTCTTTTAAATCTCCAAGATTCTTAACAAAATCAGTTGTCTTTCCATCAACGTCAAAATATGCAGGTTTCTGCATTATTCTACCTGTCCATACCGCTGCCGATGCAGCTGTATTTTTATTTAAAACTTTAACTAACTTACCGTCAATAACTTTATTCTCCATTAAACCAACACTAACTGTTCCGTCTATAGGGTCAATAAAAGCTCTTGAGTTGTTAAAATTAGCAGCACCTTCAACAGTACTTTGATTAAATATTGTTAATCCACTTTGTAGTTTTTTATCATTGATACCTTGCATAGTAGTTTCGAACTCTTGTTGGTATAATTTCTGTAAATTAAACAAACGCTTAGTTCCATCCATTTGATTCTGCATACTTAGAGTATAATCTCTCTCACTCATATCCCCTCTTTCAAATGATTTTTTATTAGCCATTTGTTGGTTAATCATATCTTGAGCATAATTACTAATAAAGTCATTAGCAACTTGGTCTTTACCTTGAGGAGCTTGCATTAAATTATTAATAGACTCACGAGAAGCTTGTTTATAAGCCTCTTTCTTTGCTTCACGAGTCTCATTGAAATTCTGAAGCATATCAACAGCCTGTTGACCTACCTCAGCGTAATTTATCTGTGAGTCAGCGTCACGTGCTACATATTTATAATATTCTGCCATAATTTATTTTATCTTATTATATTTCCAAAAGCATCGTATTGTGGAAAAGGCTGATTAAATTGCGGAACTGGTGGAGATTGACCATAATTAACTCCAAACACACCATATTGCGTACCCGGTTGCGGGCTTTGTGATTGATACCTGGTTGATGCCATAGTTTGAAATGCAGGATTAGGACCTGGTCCATTTACTCCTGTAGATTTACCCATAACTAAAGGTCCTGTTGCGGCTGTTTTAGAACTATCTTTAAAATATAAAGGTAACATATTTAAACCTTGTTGTGCTGTTCCTATTACACCTTGAATACCTTGAGCGGTAGCTGCTGTTGCTGCTTCTTCAGCATTGGCTGCTGCCATCTGAGCACCTTCAGCTTGACTTAAATCCAACTGAGCACCTAAGTCTCTTAAACGACTGGCTTCTGCTATTTGTTTATTTTCAATATCAACCATCTCATTAGTCATCGCCGTTCTTATACCAGCCTGCCCTTCATTCATAGCCATTTGAACTCTACCTGCTGTAGCAGCAGCTCCTCTATCTGATTCCTGTCCTGCTTGAACAGCTAATGCTCCCTGAGAAAGTAAAGCCTCTCTCTGAAGTTCATAAGGTTCTTTCTTAATTGCTTGTTGGTCGTAGAAATTTACTTCAAGTTTTTTTCTTGCTTCAGCCATTGCTGCTGCTGCTGATGCCTCCGCCTGTCTTTGTTTATCTCTTTGTTCTCCTGCCTGAGTAAAAGACATTGCCGTTGAAACTCCTGAAAGAGCTAATGACCCTATTGCTGCTGCTGTTAATACTGCCATATTATAATATTTTTATCATTTCACTTGTGTATTTTCCTCCTTCAGACCAACCAAGGTCTGTATAGGTTTTGATTAAGCTTTGGTTTTTAATTAAAGCGTAACCATATTTACTCCCTGTTTGTTTGCAAACATTAGTAAGCGACTCTATTAATAACTTTATTGCTTCTCTTCTTTTATCTTTTATTCTGTATTCTTTATTAGAAACAATCCAATCTACCCAAGCCACTTTTGAATTTGTAATGTATATGAAACCTGCACAAATTGGCGTGTCTCCATCGTAAACTATCATTCCTCCTTTACCTTCGTCAGGTAAAAAATCTTTAACAGGAGCCTCCCAATTCCATTGTTTCCACCACTCTACAAGAATTTCTTGGTAATCATTTTCATTTAGAGGTCTAATGTTTAACTCCATATTGATACAAAGATATTAAAATTAAGGGAAACTTTTCATAACATTTGCTTCCGCTGCAAATAATTCTATTTTACTGCTGTAATTATTTGTAAGTGTAAAGGTACAATAATGTCCTAATACTCCGTGCGATTCAGCTACAGAATTTTTAATATATAAGAAATAATTAACATTTCCAGGTATTGGAGTAGTTAACGGAGATAACATATTATTGTTTACAATTATTCTGTTTATACCTGCGGGATAATCAACTATAATGTCAACTACAACTCCTGCAAAAATAGCATTGGTTCCAAAATAAAGGTAATCTCCAATACTTATAATTCCAATAGAAATTAAAGGATTTATGCTAAAGTTTACTTGAGCTGTATTTGTACCCGAACCTGTAACTATTACGCTATTACCTATACCATTTAAACTTCTTAAAGCCAATTGCCCTATTGAGTTGTTTCTAATAAATGCAAAATAAGATTGCTCTTTCTTTTGAAACCAACCCTGGTCTATAAATCCTGATATTTGTATATCAGTTTCAAAAGCAGCACCCCAAGGAGCATCACCTTCTAAGTTAATGGTTTTAAATAATTTATTCTCAAGAGCAGCATTGTTAAATACACTTGTAATTAAAGATGGTGTATATGCTTTTGGAGAGTTATTTGGAGGTGTCATATTATCCACTTCATTCCACCAAGGCTGATAAAATGTATTTCTTAAATTATTTACATTATGTTTGTAAAGATTGCCACCTTTAAAAGTGTAAAAATAATTGTTCATTCCAATCATCCAATCAGGATAATAAGAATAGAAAGATACCCAACCGGCAACTCCTTCGCTATATGATAAAGTATAATTCATAATATTAAATACAAAGTATATAAACATTAACCACCCCAACACTACTAATCTGACATACATACTCATATCCTGCTGGAGCACTATCTAAAGATAACTTATAATATAAACCACCTCCATCGAAAGTATCTAAAACATCATCTGAATTACATACAATATCTCCACTAACAATAACATCTTCGCTTGCTGTTACTATATAAACAGGAACAGTTAATTCCTTTATACACATATCTACTAAATCAGGCGTTGATGTGCTTTCAAAACTTCTTAAAGCTGGTTTAGCACAATCTTCACAAGTTGCCGGAGCCAATAATATTCCTGTTGATTGCTGTCTTACAACTGTACCGTCTCTATAAAATCCATCAGGAGCTACATAAGTTAGCAATGAATCTAAATATACTGCTGTAGCAACTGATAAATTTGCTCCGTCTAAATAATAAGTTGCATTTATTGCCATTTTTTTTATTAAATTATGTTAAACAATTACAAGAATCGTAAGTAGCAGTTATATCTGAATCACTAAAAGGAGTTCCTATAGAACAAAACTGTGCATCTTCTGTTGACCCTGCTAAAGGTAAACTTGATAATATTCCGTTTTCATTATAGAAATATACTATTACTTCAAATGACTCGTTATTTGTCACTAAATATGAATTATAAGGAGTATCACAAGCGATTTCACAATTACAGCAAACATCAAAAGCAGTTGGCCCAAAGCACAAAGATACTTCAACTGCACAACCTGCGCAAACTTGTTGAGGAAGTAATACACCATCAACTAACTGTCTAACTATTCCGTCTAATGAATAGAATCCATTTGCAGCAAAAGTACTTAAAGTATTGTTAGTCCAAATAGATGTAGCTACACTAAAATCAGCATCTAAATAATAAGTGCCAGGAGTACAATCACAGCAAGAATCATTTGTTGTAGAACCAAAGCATAATTCGGTCTCAATAGCACTTCTTAAATCCCATATTAAATACAAGTAAGAACCGCTTGAACTTGCAGGAACTGTAAAGTTTGCATAATAAGTAGGGCTTGACCCTGATATAGGAGTTGCTAAAGAAGAACCAGAAAGTAATGATTGAATACCAACATTTGTATTTGGATAAAGAGTGTTACTTCTTCTGAATTTAAACTTATTGTATACGGTACTAAATACAAAATCATCAGGAACAATAGCATTTGACAAAAGTCTCATTGTACTAAACTCAGGAGGGAATCCTCCTTCTCCTACTAATCCTGTTGTAATATTATATCTTGATACCACAGGTGATGTAGTGTCGTCTATAAATTGTACTAAGTTAGATAAAAGTGGACCAATAAAGGTTCCATTGGTATATCTATATTCAGTATGAATAGTTTTACCAGCCTCTGAATTGTTAGTTAAAACTACTTCAACTACATTTAATTCCTCAGCATTACAACAATCTCCAATTACAGATACAACCATATCTCCTGTATAGGTAAGAGTAATTTGAACTGTTTCAACCGATACATTATCTTTATTAAATGTAATTTGTCCATTTGTACTTACCGCACCTGAGCTTACTGTGGTTCCATCGTATGTAGCACTTACTGTAAGAGTTTTACCTGATTGAATATTAGTAAATGCCCAATAAACATTAGCATCACCAACAGTAGGACCTAAATCAACGCAATAAGTTTGTGTTTTTGAAACCTCATTACCTATAGATAAAGTAAATGTTTGTGATGTTCCACAATTTAAACATTGAGGGTTTATAGGTAGTTGTCTGTCATTCATAGACAATACATACTCATTCATATAAGGGTCAAATCCTCCTAACTTTTGAAAGTTAAATGAAGCATTAAACTCATCTCTAAACCAAGTTCTCATATTTTGTTCCGATGCCACAACTAATTGTTCGTTCTGACTATCTCCTCCTTTTAATTGGATAATAGCTCCACGTTTTGCATCTGCAAAAAATCTATCGTAACCCCATTGAATATAACTCTCAGGATTAAAGCTAATACCATACTTTTCAGTACGTGCTATTTGCGTTCCTAAGACCTCAGGAGTCGCTGTAATGATTCCTCCGGCACTTGCATCTGATAATAAGTTTTTCTCCGCTAAAACGTAAGATATTTTATCTTCCTGTAAAGTAAGTACATCTGTATTTCTGCCATCTAATAATTGTATTGCTCCAAATGAAGCCTCACAATGTTTAAAGTTTAATAAACCTGCATTAAACTCATTTAATTTATTTATGTTACTCTCTCCATTATAGATACCACTATAAGTAATATCTGAGAATCTATCAGCAGCTTTATAGTCTTGGTCGGCAACTGTAGTCACTCTTTCTCCAAGATTAAAAGATTTACCAATAATTGAGTCACGTATTTTATAACTCTCTGCTCCGTTTCCAAATGCAAAACAATTATAAAATCCAGTATCTATTATAGCAGGAATATTACTTGCTATGTTTTGGTTTTGTATATTACCTGAGTGATTACCATTTGCATCAATAGCGAAAGATAAGTTGTTCTCAAAAAATACATCAGGCAAAGCATCAGATGGTTCTGTTTCAAATATAAGGGTATTTATTGCTCTATATACTATAACCTCCATATCAACAAAAAATCTTCTTCCATCAGCACCAAATCCATCACAAGCCCATCCTGTACTAACGTTCATCCAAAGTCTATTAGTCACGTTATCTCTATTGAATCTAAGATATACGGTATTAAAGTTACAACCAGGGGAACCAAGTCCCGGAACATACTCAATTGTAGCTCCTCCTGCAACTGATATTGAAGGGTTTTCTAATGTAGCTGCTATATTGTCTCCATTAAACCAATCATACATATTGTCGTAATCTCTTGAAGCGGTAAATTCAACATCCCATATAGCTATTAAAGCCTCACAACTGTTTCCTGTTCCTTGTCTGTTTCCGTTTATGTAAATCTTTATTCTACTTCCTGCAGGAACGCTATAATCAACATAAGTCCAAGTAGGATGCAAAGGGTCTGTACCTGCAATATTCATAGGATATTGACCTTCAGGGCAATTTTGGTCTCCAACTCCTGCAAAAACAAGAGGTTCAAAATTACCTGCAGCTACAATTGCATTTGGGTCAACTACAAGATTAAATGAATTTGGATTTAATTTTATATAAAGACCTGCAAGTACACTTACATTTTCTTTTGGTGTTATAAAATCTTCAGCTTGCGCTTGCTTATCAAGAATAGTTGTGTAAGTACAATTAGTTGTAGGACCTGAAGTATCTGCCTTAACAATTAGTCTATCTCCGGTTTCTACTTTCTTAGTATTCTCTCCTTCTATTAAAAACCAAACATCATTAGAGTCAGGGTCTGTAAAGAATATATTTGAGTATATTGTTTCGTAATTTTCCTCATCAGGCTTAATTACAAATTTATATCTTGTAGCCCAAGAAGGCGCTCTTTGTGTAACCGGTATAGTTACTTGAATTGAATTTTTACTTGCAGAAGCACCACAAGGTACAAACTCTGTATTAAAAGGGCTTACTAACGCTGTAGTTGAACGATTAAATTCATCCATATATACAATACCAACTTCATATCCTCTATTACTATGTAAACTTGAAGGGTTTGCTATTTCTTGGAATATAGCTCTTGCAAATGTAAAAGTATAATACTCATAAACTCTTTGAGTAGGTGTTGTTACAGAATTTACATATTCCATAGCAGGAATTTGCAATCCAATAATAGTACTCGCAGGAGTTGAAATTATACTTATTGGTTGAAGTATAGCATTTATACCACTGCCATATTTTGTTAAAGAATCTAAATTATTAGGTAAAAAACAGTTTACTTGGTCAGTAAGTGTAGTGCCATCACAAGAAGTTTCTGCACCTGGTGTTGAGCTATAAACAGGTTTTATATTAGTTACTGTTCCTATTGCTTGAGTAAACTCAGGACTTGTAGCTAATGCGTATACAGATGTATAATCTGTTGATAGATTAAACACAAAGTCTAAATCAATGAAATCAGTTGTCTCAGTAGGTAAAGGTGAAGCACCAGTAAAAGCTGAGTGGGTTATTGTCATATTTATAGTTATAGACGAACCTGCTACTAAACTTATTCCTGCTAAATCAAAAGTTACAATAGAGGCAGCAATAGTTTCTCCTAATGCTGTTGGGTCTATATTATAAGTACCATTACCAGTAGAATCAGTAAGAGACGTTTGCCCTATAGACTCAGATATTAAAGATGTTGTGTATTCAAATTTAACAGGTGCTCCATTTTTATCAATTAAATCGTATCCCTCTACATAGTTACCATACATCAATCTATTACCCATAATCGTTTGGGCTTTAGCAAATCGAGGTACGTTATCATAAAGTCTTAAGATTTCAGCTTCATTTAGTACTGTAAATATTTTACTATTATTAAATGAAAATTGATACAATTGATTATTAGCAAGACCTAAATCTGCTTTATCAAGTTTCTCAATAATTTTAATTATATTCTTATTTGACTCTTTAAATAATAAATCAATACCAACCACAAGTGGTCCTCCTGAATTATACTCAATTATAGCAGCATTACAAGAGTTTACCATACCTTCATTTAGCATACTATTTCTACTAAACTCAAAAGGTTGTGGTATAAATGCAGGCTCTGACCATTGAGAGGTAGCAGAGTATTCTCCGTCTACATACTTGTATCTATAAGCAAAACATATAAATCTTGTCTCTAAGAAGTTCTCCTGTCCGCTTGTTATAATAGGCGTTACACTCGGAGACTCAGTAGGTGGTTTCTTAATAACAAGTAAAGCTTCTGCTGAAACTTGGTCTATGTTTGCAATAGGATTAGGATACCTATTTGTAGTAGGTCTTATGTTTATATATCTTGGAGCATTATAGTCATCTGTAAAGAATATTAAATCTTCAATAAGGTTTACTCCTGTTATAAGATAAGTTGGATTAAAATTTAATGTAGTAGTTATACCATCACCGCTATCAATACTGATAACGTGATACGTTAGTACATTAGCTAATATATTATAAGATACAATTAAATCAAGTTTTCCTGTAGCTCCAACAGTAAATGCAGGGTCGTGAACAAACCAGTAAATAGTTTCATTAGCACTGTCTTCAATAGCACCGATACATCTTGCATCTGTACTTAAAAGAGTGCCATCAATATAGGTTAACGAAGTTAATGGTGAATTGCCTTTAGTATTAGTAATAACTCCTACTTCAGCTTTCTCAGTAGAACCCATTCTAATATTCATAGCGTCAACATACTCGCCTTCAGGAAGAAGTCGTTGGTCAACAACTTTATTCATCCTACCCGATAAAAAATTTCTTGTGAAATTACCCATATTATTTTATTACCTTATCCATACCTCTTAAATTCATTAAGAGTCTACCTGGGTGAATATTACTAATTCTAATCTTTGCATTTCTTAATAACGCAGTTCTGTCTTTTCTTGCTCTTGCTACAATATATTCTTGTACACCAAATTTAGAATTTAATATCTCATATTTAATTGCTGCATAAACATATTGTTCAAATAATTTATTAACAGTAATCAATGAATCATCTCCGCTTTCCATACCATCAGATACATACTCAAGAATACATAACTCACCTGCCATACCTGAATCAAAATTAATAACTCCTGCCTTCTTATCTATTCTAAAAGTAGGATTAAAATTAGCTGTCTCTGTATTTAAACCAAATGCTGTACCAATATTATAATCAAAATACCACATACCATCGTAGTTCCAACCATATTGACCGTCAAATTGATTTCCTTGGTTTAAATAAATACTTTTCTTACTTCTTGTAAGTCTATCAAAATCAATGTCTGAATATTGTGGTCTTAATATATTACCATTTTGGTCAAATAAAATATTACCTTGTTGGTCTTGTAAGTAAGCATTAGCAGATAAAACCTGAATATTCTCAGTCAATGGTCTTAACCAACCATCTTTATACAAAGAAATACGAACCCAATTCACATAGTCCGAAGGAAGTACATATCTTAACGAATCAGCTACACTTAACTCTAATACTTTGATTTCCTTAAACGCGTCATAATTAAGCTCTTGTATCGCTCGTTTTGCGTGAAATATAACTTTATACCTTTCTTCGTTATTAACTAAGGAATGGTTTCCTGAGTACATCAATAAGAAATTATTAACTATATCATCTAAGCTGACATACTGATAAGAACCCCAGTTTTCGTCTTGAGGTGCGTTACCATTATTGTCATAATATTCATATTGAGATAAATATGCCATTTCTTTTTATTTTTATTGTTGATTGTTTTGTTGCTCTTGAATCATACCAAATTGAGCAACTTCTGTCTCACGAATTGAAATACCACAATACTGAAGTATTTTCATTACTAATCTATAAGTATCTTCATAAGGAAGTTCAAAATCTTCATAGTCAGGTTGAGACTGGTCAAATGCCGGTTCACCACTAACTAATGAAATATAAGTCCACTTTGGTGTTTTTGGGTGTCTAAAATAAACACATTCAACTTTTCCTTTAGCGTTTATAGTATCAGGAAATAAGTTAATTCTTTCTCCTTCAAAAGTATATGATGGATAAAATTCAGTTGGAGATGTTAAGCTCGATGCATTAAGCATTGTAATTTTTCCAACACTTACCTTGTCAGCTTCTTTTGATGCTTTTGAGTAAATACTATAAGCTTGTCCTATTACTGTAAAAATATTTGAACTTAATGTTAATGTTGTATTTGAAACTATATTTGTAATTGTAGAAACAGTACCTAATGTATCGTTAACAACAATGTCTCCAACAGATAAACCATTAGATAAAAAAGTTGCAGCAGAGTTTACAAGTGAATTTAAAGATACTGCCGTAGTCACTCCTGATGTTAATTTTTTTGTATGACAAAGCATTTTAAGAATATAATAAGCAGTGTCTCCTGTAGTAGTAAGTGATGGTATTGAGTATATATTACCACCCAAATGTGCTAAGTAATTTGTAACTAAAAAACCTTCAATAGTTTCTGCAATAGGACCTTCAACTTCAGCATAATCACTTCCTGCTGTACGTGCATTTTCAGCATTTATAGCTTTATTATAGTTAATGAAGTATTCTTCAAATAACTCCATCTGCGCATTCTCAGCAAATAAATTGAAATCTGATGGAGAGATATACCCGTAATTATTCTTGTTAAGTATGGATAATACTGTATTTCTAACTTCGTTTATCATTTTAAATCTTTTTACAAATATAGTAAAAAAAGCACAGAAATAAATCTGTGCTCATTTTCAAATAATAAGTTCTATTTGTTATTGAGGTAAGTTTGCCTCTAACATTTTAAGAGCATCAATACCTTCATCACTTGATAGGAAGTGACCTGCCATTTCGTAAGGGTCTTCACCAAATGGTACTGATAACATTTTCTTTTTATTTGTTGGTGTACTAAACCAAACTTCTTTATCGTTATTGCGTAATGCTAATAGTTTTTCTTCAAAGAATAAACGAACTTTAGCTTGAAACTGTAGTTCAGGGTCGTTCAATGTAGTCAAGAAACCTCTTGGGTCATTTTTAGCAAACACTAATATGTCTCGTCTTAATTCTGCTGTAGAAATTGTAGAAGGGTCTTTACCAAACATTACTCTTGTTAGAGTTTCTATTTGTTCAAGTGAAAGTTTTCTTGCTTCAACTAAAGCATCAATTTCAATATCTAAATCTTCTACCTCGTCAGCAGCATCTTTTTCTTCATCTACCTCTACAAATATTCTACCGTTTAATGGATGATAATGTAAGAAAGCTTGTAATGAAGGATTAGTTCTTGGAACGCTTAAGAAACCATCTTCAAAAATGATTGGCTCAAGTATTGCATTTCCATCTTGTTCGTCTTCGAAAGGAGACTTTTGATTTATCGCATATCTAAGTGCACGATTTTCATTCTTTTTTTCATCATACCACATTAAAGGGAATCGTGGATGATTTCTTGCCGCTAAGCTATATGAAAGCGGATTGCCTATCATTAATTTATAGACCTTGTCTATTGCAGGTGTTGTTGCTGTCTC